ATTGAATATCTATGGGGGAGCATACGAATGATTCCAAAACTAACTTTCGTATATGGTGTAGTGTAAGTCCAGGGAACAAAATTGTTTTGGTGAGCATTGCCTGGCATATTCCACTAAGCGAGAAATACGCTTCCCCACAGGTATTTAATTTTAACAGATAACCGCGAGTATCTTATGGAAAAATCATCTTTAATAAAGTTTATAGAAAAGTATAAAGTTAGTAAATTATCAGATGCTAAACTACGTCAGATTTTTGACAAAGAAGTTGATAAAAACGACTTTGATCGGAATAAAGAAAATGTATGGAATTGGTTTATTGGTATCTTGTCAGAAGTGAAAAAGTAGTGTCGTATAACTATTATATTATAAGGCTTAAAAAACACACCATTTTCAAATTGGCTCTCTCGCAAGAGTAAATGTCGTTTGAGTACATTGGTACATTTACTATGAAAAGAGGTCAATTTCGTCAAAAATTAACAAAACCACTCAAGCGTACACCGTTAAAAAGAATATCGCCAAATAAGGTGAAATATTCTAATAAAAGAATGATTTATGGTGTAAAAGTCTGGTCACTTAAAAAGGCGGACTTAGAATTTTCACGATGGATAAGAGAACAAAAAGATTATACCTGTGAGATGTGTGGTATTAGGCACGAACCACCAACAAGATTAATTCAATGCTCACACTATATTGGTAGAAAACATAAAGCAACAAGATATGATCCAGAAAACTGTGATGTGCTATGTGCTAGTTGTCATGCGAAAATGGAAGATAGAAAACAATACGAATATCGTGACTGGAAAATAAACAAAATAGGTATTGAAAGACATGAGGCATTAAAACTAAAAGAGAGTACAATTTTTGGTGAAAAAGATTCTATTTATAATTGCATGAAATTATTGAATGTGATATAATACATATATCGCTGTTTGGTTATCTTCCAGCGAGCGAACTAATCCCTTTCGGGGGATTTTTTGGTATAACAAAAAACACCAACCGCGAGAATGATGTTTAATGTGTACTAGCTGTCCATAAATAAGAGTGACGGACTTCGTATAGTAACAAGAGTATTATACCATGAAACTATTTTTTATTACTAGTCTTTTTCTTTGTGAATACTACAACTTCTTTATCAGAATATGTATTATACAATTTTCGTACAAGTCCTAATAGTGTGATAGCTGTTGTACAGATAGTAATTACAGACAACATAAACGCGTCTATGTTTGCAGTATCAAGAGTAAATCCTAATTGCTGTGCAAGTATAATTACTACTGGTAACAATGTAGCTACTGCACCTTTTAATGTAAGAGACAGATTTTCTGGGTTCTCACTTGAGTATACTAACCAATCAATGAATTTCATATATTTAATAGTTTTTTAATAAATGCGAATAATCCTAAAACCTCTTTACCTTTAACCTTTTGTTTTATCTGATCAACCTGTTCAATAGAAATACACAATGCTTTAGCTTCCGGTGTATTGTCTTTTAGTTCAGGTATACTTTCCATAACTGCTTTCTTTGCTAACTCTTGTCCATAAGTATCAGACAAATTCCAACCATAACAAGACTTCTTTTGTAACTTACGATGTGGAATAACTTTGTCGCTTGTTAGTTGTTTGTGTCGAGTAATAATATCACGATACAACCATTTGAAACTTTCTTCTTGTTCTTTTGTTGGTACACGATTAGGTAATCCTTCTTTTCGGTCAAAGTTACCAGTCATCATTATATTAAGTGTTGTTGAGTTGTGATTTAATACTGCTGCTGATGCTCTGTGTTCAGGACGTCCTGCCCATATTGTACCGTCTTTTTGTATAACATAATGATAACCTATACCTTCCCAACCTTTTGCAAGATGCCATTGTTCAATCATTTCTGCTGTGTGGTGTGAACTGTCTGCTTGTGGGTCTGCGTCTGTACCACCAGAATGATGTAATACTAGCCATTCAAAAACACTATTGTTCTTTTGTGACTTGTTTAGTTTCTTGAATGTTTTTGTCTCGTTTATTTTCATATTATTGTGCAAATAACTTAAATATTAATGCGATTACTGCACCATATATAGGTGTAATTACGAATATAGCTACTTTAACCATCCAACCAATAGCGTCATTGATAGCACGAATAGATACGTCAAAAGTTTCATGTGATACATACTTTTTGTCTAATCGTTCCTTGATTTCTTTTATGTCGTTTTTTATATATTCAATATCCGTAGCGTGTGCGTCTATTGATGGTTCTCGTTTTGCCATATGCTAATAAAATTACTTATAATGATTATGATATTATTTGGAAAACCCAATAGAGTTTCCCTGTAATACCATAATGTATGTATTATACCATTATTCAACGATTTCTGCATTACCTTCAAGGATTTCAAATACTTGTCCAATGATATATGGTAGCCATTCAGCATCTTTCATTATTTCTTTTATAAAAACAATGTCTTCTGATTTTAAATCTACCACATCTTTAATAAAATCATTTGTTAATTTATATGATTTCCATGGGTCTGTTGATTTTGTTGTAGCCAATGTTGATGCAACAACTTTTCCAATAGTCAAATCATCTTCTCCGTCTTTATAATTTTTACCTTCAGGTGTTTTAATAACTGTTTTTGTATTTATTTTCATACAATTATATTATATATCCATATTGATTGCTTGTAAATAGTTGTCTATTGCAAGTTCCCTTTGGTCGTCTACCTGAAAACCTGTCATTGAATTACTACTGCGTACAATAATATCTTTTGAAAACTCTGGTGCAATATCGTCTATTGGTGCAATACCAAGTGTAATAGTCACTTCGTAATCATTTGTTGGTACACCTTGTTCAAATACTGTCCGTTCTGCTGATATGTCTGTTTTTATAAGTTCGTATTTCATATTTATGCTGTGGTCATTACTTTGAAGTTTGTACCACCAATGTTAATTGTAATATATCCGTCATTTGTATAAGGTGCTGATGCTGTAACTTTTGTAGCGTTTTGTGCGGTTACAATATGTCTGCGTGTAGCATCAGAGTTAGTTACATGAAATGTGTTGTTGTATTCTATTGCACCAGCCTCTGCGGTAGTGTTAAGTGTACCAGTAGTTAGTTTAATCGGTGCTGTACCTGCTGTCGCTGAACCTGCTGAAATATGTAATCTTGCAGTTGCACTTGTTAATGTACTACCAAAATAAGCACCAGAAGAAGAAACATTGAATAAGTAACTATTGTTAATACCAAAATACATTCTTGAGCCTGCTGGAGAACTAAAAATTGTATATGCGTTATTTACTGCCGTTGAAATAATAAAGTTTGCATAAGTTGGGTTTATAGCACTTGAACCAAGCCAAATATTATTATCACCTCCTGATAAACTACCTACACGAAATGCTCTATTTGCATCTTTTGTGCCATATATGTCACTACTAAATGTTTTTAATCCAGCAATAGTTTCATTTCCTGTTTTTGCAACATAATTTGATAATGCAGATGATGTAATAAATCCACTATCGTTTGTTAAGTCAGATGTTTTTGTAGGAACAGCGATTGTCCAAGTTCTGTTCGCAGATAAATCATATGATGTTCCATTAATTGTTAATGTACGAGTATTTGGAACGTATGCTGATAAATCAACAGTTTGCGGTTGTTTAGACAATAACCGTAATACTTGATTACCTATAGTATCTACTTGTCGTTTAATATCTGCTGTGCCTTCAATAACTGGGAAGTCTTTTATAGTCTTCAATTCAATTACGCCCTCTAAGGTGTTAATCTTTTCAACAATTTCTTCTGGTGTGTCAGGAGAACCATCTTTTCCGTCTTGTCCGTTTATTCCGTCAATACCTATTCCATCTTCTCCTTTGTCACCTTTTTCACCACGATCTCCTTTATCTCCTTTATCTCCTTTATCACCTTTATCACCTTTCTCGCCTTTATCTCCTTTTTGTAGAGATATAGTATCGATATTTTCTTTTATTGAGTTAATCTCTGATTCTACTTTTGATATATCATTCTTTCCTTCAATGTTTTTTATTTCATCAAATAGCAATTTAATATCAGAAGATAGCTCGAAGTCTTGCTTATCAAGCTGATTAATCATATTTAAGATTTCTTTTTCGTTTTCCATATATTTAATAGTCATAAGACTGATAGGAAAACCATAGAAATGGTTGCCCTACAGACCTACAATTACACTTTAATTTTTAAGTCTCCACCTACACGATATACGGCATTGTACGAAAGGTTTAGATCGTCATGAGCAGTATTTTCATCTGCATATGAAGGAATATTACCAAGCATAATGGTTCCATCACTTTTAACCATAATTTGCGCTCCATCTTTTAATCCTACTCGGATAAAAGCTGATTCCCATACACCATTGTTATCAAAAACCTCTGCTACTACTAATTGCAATCCTGATGGAGCATGCTCAATTCCCATAGAGCCGTGTTTCCAATCTCCATCTGTTTTACCTACTCCTTGGAAGATGTTTCCTTCTTGAAAGATAACTGTTCCTTCAAATCCATTAAAGTTATTTCGAAACCCTGGGTCATTTTGATTTGTATTCATATATTTATTAATTAAATTATTAAGGCACTATTTTTAAAAATGTACTTCCTGCTACAGTTGTAGAATATAGGTCACCAGTTACTAATCCATCAGCTATAGCAGTAGCATCATCAGCATATTGTGGTACTCCGTCAATATGTTTTTTACTTGAAAAATCAAGTATAAAGTCATCACCGTCTTGTGAAGCAACTGTTATAATATCTCCAATATTAGGAGTTGTTCTTGGAAAATAATAGTCTGTATTTCCATAAACCCAACTTGGTCTAATGTTATCCCCAATACCTGCAACTTTAAAACCTCTTTTTGCATAACCATTTGGGGTAACTGATGTTTCAAATCTTCCAGCTATATTAGACATAACTGAATTATTTCCATTTTCATCACTCAATATAACCGCATAACTTAATCTAGTACCAGATATATTTAATGAATTACCATCTACATCTTCTATGTTCTGAAAATATATAATTTTATCAGAACCAGAAGTGCTAGCATCAAGAAATCCAAATCCACCGCTAATAGTTGCGTTATCTGCAGTGATTCCCACACCATATGATCCATTTCCAATATCAGAAATATTAAATATACTAACATCAGTCGGATCTGTATCAGAACCATTAATAAAACTTCTACCTATTATAGTATCTTTTGTTATTGGATTACGAGTGAATCCTGCATCGCCTTTTGATATTTGTCGTGTTGTTGATGTCCAGTATGGTATTTGCCCTATAGCCTGTGTACCTGATGTAGCTTGAGTTACCGCTGTAGATACAACAGTAGCAAAGGTGATAGCGTCTGTTCCTACTACTGGATTGTTTGTTTGTTGTCCCCATACAGTACCTCGTAATGTAGAACCTTCTGATACTGTTACGACAAGTTCATCTAGTTCACTTGTACTATCTGCATCTGTTGTACGTGTGAGTTCCCACGGAGTAGATACTGAACCAAGTGATGTAACTTCGTAAACACCGTTTTGTAGTGTTGATGACTGATTCTTAACCAATAAACGGTCTGCTACCTGTAATGTTCTTCCGTCTTGGTTAGGTAATACTCCGTTAGTACCTCGTGTAAGTGTTGCACCTACTCCTGCTGTACCATTGTTATATATTGGAGAACCTGCGAGAGCTGCTGTTGTAGCTGCGCGTACTGTTACTGCTACATCTGATGCACTTGTTGCTACTACTGATAGTGGACTATCTTCTGTACCAACTCCTGTAAGTGTTGAGTCTGTAACTACTCCAGTGAAGCTAGAGCTTGTAGATTGAGTAGCTGGTCTCGATAGAAGTCGAAGTGTTTGATTACCAATAGTGTTAATTTGTCGTTCTAAATCTTTAACATCTGGCATTTCAAAGTCTTTTAATACTTTAGTATCAAGTACTCCTTCAAGACTGTTTAGTTTTTCCACTATTTGTTCACCAGTGTCTGGGCTTCCGTCCTCACCTTTGTCACCCTTGATACCAACACCATCAATTCCAGGCTCTCCACGATCACCCTTATCTCCTTTTTGTGCTTTAACTTTTGATACAGTATCCTTGATAGCAGAGAACTCTTTTGTAATAGCAGTTATCTTTTCATCTACCATTTCTGGGATTATATCAACAGCGTCTGCCACCATTAAAATCCCGTCTGTTAAGTCGTTTACTTTAGATTCTAGTGAACCTGTCTTATCATTTGCTAGGTTCTCTATATCTGATATTTTTTTATTTAGTTCATCTATAATCATATTATTTAATAGTGGGCTTAGACTGCCCTATAGTACCTACCTTATAGATAGGCACTAAGGATTTTCTAACTGTGGATAAGTATGCTTGACTTATTATACACTATTTGTAATAGTTATTATATGGCTGAAGCAGCACTCTTACTATTTTTTATACTATTAGCATTAGGATTTAAAGATTAATTTTCAACAATATCTTTAAGTACCTTTGGTGTATCTCCTTTAATTAAAGCATTCTTAATTGCTGTTTTTTCTTTTGAAGAAATTGAGTTTAAGAACTTAGCTATTTTAAGTCGTACTGTTGGTGTTTCTATAATTCTTTTAGCTAGTACTGCAGCTGCACCACCAAGTGGAGTTGCAACCATTGAACCTGTACCAAAGAAACCTAAATCTGCTAATGATACATTCGCTCGTGTAAATTCTCTTGTAGATCGTTTAGACGCTAGATTAAGAATTGATTTACCAGTTGATACATCATTGTTTAATTGTGCAATATCTGCACCAGTTGTATTTTTTACTTCTTTCTCAATAAATTGTTTTATGTCCTTTCGTACATTAGCTAAACCTTTCTTAATAGTACCTTCTTTAACATCACCAGTTGCTTTAAATAATGAGAACTGGTCATCGAGTAACTCTTTTACTTTTTGTACTTCTGATAGCGTTACATCTTTCTTTCTAAGAAGTGATTTAACTTGTTTGTAAGTTTCTTCAAGTCCTGGAACTCCTTTTACTTGTGATTCCAATAACATTAATGATTCTTTAACTCGTGGAATATCTGCTGATGTATACTTATTAGTAACTTTTCCTATTTCATCACGAACTGTCTTATATTGAGTATCTGTAATTTCTTTTAGTGCTTTTAGTGTATCTTCTTTATTTGCACCAATAAGATTGTTTCTAGCAATAAAATCTCCAACATCATTATTTGTTAATTGTTTAATGTTTGATATATCACCTTGTGTTAAGTCTAATGCTTTTGTTATTTGTCCACTAATTACATCTTTTCTTGTAGGAATAATATCACTAGCTACTTTAGCACCTGATTCTGCAATATCTGCAATACCTTGTCCTGCTATTTTTATTCCCCTACCTGCAGTTCTAGCACCTGTTTCTACTGCTTCCATTCCAGCTTTACCTGCTACTTTAGCACCTTTAGCTCCTACTCCTACACCCGTCACATCAAGTGCTAGTTGTCCTACTCCTAATAATGAGTCAATATCTTGTGCTAGTTTAGGATTAGTTGTTTTTAATTGTTCATATTTAGATAATATACTTTGTACTGGATTTGACTGTACTATTGGAGTTATAACTTTCTCAGCACCAGTTTTAACAGCGTTTTCACCTGACTGTGGAAGAAGTACCTTACCTGCACCTAAAATAGCTTCACCTATTACTCCACTTGCTGTACCCGCACCTACTCCTAATTGCTGTAGTTTAGTTCGTAATCCACCTTGTAGCCCTGCGTCTTGTCGTGCTTGAATTTCTGCATATTTATCTACTCCTTGATTAACAGTGTTTACAATAGATTTACCAGTTTGTGATATATCTGCACCTATTTCTGATTGGACATTAACCTGTGATTTATAAATTGGATATTTTTCTATGAATTTAGTCACCAAAGTAGCATCATCTACATTTTGATATGCTGGATATTTAGCTTTAATTTTTTGTGCAAAAGTTGTTGTGTCCATATAATTTAATTGCTAAAAAGTCCTGCTGGGTCAAGCACTGTTACATCTATCCCTAGACCTGCTGGGTCTTGTTGTGTAGAATAGGGCATTCCAGTTCTTCGTTCATAATCTATTGCAGCGAATTGCCTTATCTTTTTCATCTCATCATTAAAGTCTTTTTCAGATATAGCATATCCTATCGTTTTACCATTTTTGTCAGTAACCTTTGTCTGATTGATTTTTGATGCCGCAGAATCAAGTAGTCTCATTTCACCTTCTGATAATGCACCAAATGTTGCACCTTTTGCTTTTGCTTGCTGTAATTGTTGAATAGTTAATCCAGTTAGTAATGATTCAGTTGTAGCGACGAAGTTTTTTCTAGCACCTGACTGTATAGCACCAAATGTAAAGAATTTACCGAGTCCTTTTCTTGTGATACCAGTAGCACCAACCGCACTTGCCTGACCTCGACCATTTATTAGTGAGTCTATTGATTCAAGTTTATTTTTTGCTTCTATTTGTTGTGTAATATCTGATGTGGTTGTTCCAGTTACCTTTGCAAAGTCATCTAATGTTTTAATTGTAGCTAGTTGTGTAGCGTCAATTTTACCGTCCTTAAACGCTTGCATTTTTAAATCAGATAATTGGTCTAATCCTTTCATTTCTCGTTGGAACGCATGATCAGATGCTTTCATAGCTCTTTGGAACTTCTGGTCTTCTGTTTTCATATACATCTCTTTAAAGAACTGTGCGTTTTGTCGTAATGGTTCTGAAATCATTTCGTTCATTGTCTTCATTACTGACATCGCAGTTTCAAAATCTTGATTTGCCGCTGCTGCCTTAATAGCTAGTGTACCTGCCATAAATGCTCGATCTTTCTCAATAGCATATGTTCGTGAAGCCAATGTTTCTGCTCCTAGTTGTGGATTTGTTCGTTCACGTTCTAATCGTTGTCTAGTTTCTTCATCAAATAATTTTAGTGCTGTTTGTGCTTCATTTGCTGCTGTTTGTTTTGCTCCAATACCTTGTTGTTCATAAAGTTGTCCAGGTAATTGAGCAAGTGCTTGATTTGTTTGATCTAAACCTGCCACCCCTGTTTTTGGTAAGTTGGCAATAATAGATGCTGCTTGTGTATAAAGATTACTTTGTGCTTGTGGTTGTGGTCGATTTGGTAGGTTAACTGGCGTTGTAGTACCTGTTGCTACTTGAGCTGGAATTGGTGTACTTGGTGTAGCTACTTGATTATTAGAACTATTACCCAATAATGTAGCCAACAACTGTGTGTTTTGTTGTGCTGTACCTGTATAATTTTGAATACCAGATTGAGCAGCTAAACCTTGTCTATCAGAAATAGAGGGCAGTGTCTGTCCTTTCGATTGGTAATATTCATTTAGTGTTGTTGGTTGCATATTATTTAGCGTGTTGTTCTGTTTCGTTTACGACTATTACTTCTCGTAATTCGTTTTGTAACTTTTTCCAGTTCATAATTATTTTAAACTGTATCTCTGTACTTTTATTATATTGCGGGAGCGATAGTTCTTTAAACTGGAAATCATCTTTTGTAATTTCTGGTAATTTATACCATGTCTGAAAACGAACAGTTGATACATTAGTTGCAGATACTCCTATTATACTCTTATCTAGTACTATTGTATAGTCAGAACCATTGTCTGTAATACTTACTATTTGTGCTGTATCTCCTGCTCCATTACCTGTTAATACTTCTATCTCATCTCCAATACTTAGGTTAGCTATTAAAGCACTTGCGTCAGTAAATGTTGTAGCACTATCCCATTCTATATCTTCAATGACTATTGGTATATTCTTTTCTGTGCGATACTTAACTATAATTTTATCAGTAGTATCAAACATTTTTCGATATTTTAATACAATCTTTTGCCATACATCATTTACTTTAGTTGATTCTAAGAAAGGTGTAATAATGTATCCAAGTCTATCATGCTCAATATCACCAGTTCTTTGTTCAATTACATCAACATTAATATAACTAAAATCGTTACTACCTGTTGCATCATAACAATTCACTCCGAACATAATAGATGAGTAGTTATTTAATTTTGCTGCGTTAGATACAGAAGCATCAAATACTGCACCTGAACCTACTACTATACTTTGTCCATAGTCTGATGTTGTACTGGTTGAACTAATAGTTGGAGATGACCTGTGTGTTAAACCATTCTCTTTTGTATACTCATATATTCCTGATGGGAAATTTTCTATAATCCCTTCCGTGTTACCTGATATACTGTTATTGACATTGATAACGATTGAATCATTCATATACGCAATCCCGTTAAAATGACATAATTTATTTGTAAACGGTGTTACATATCCACGACTCATGTAATCAGATTGCATTATAGGTAATCGTGCGACTTCCTGAAAGTAAGAACCCCCGAAACCTAACAGTCTACCCTCTACATCCAGTACATATGGTGTATCGTTCCAAATTGCACAACCACATGAACCCTGTGCTTCAATAATGTAATTCTTAGACCAACCGTTCTCGCTTTGCCCATCCCATTCAAATATTAAACCTTTTGTACCGTCATTCTTTGTAAAACCAATCCATATTCTATTTGATCCAGCTCTAATCCAAGAGATATGTCCACTTAGATAAGTTAAATCTAATGTATATATCCCAGAACTATTTACTGTCTCTCCAATATTCATTGATAGTACCTTTTTACCACTTACGAAGTATAGCTTATCTTTATATGTGCATAGTTGTCCTGAACCACCACTAATAGTTGTAATATCTGTCCAGGCTGCTGCACCTGACGCATATCTTTTAAGTTTTGATGTTTCTGTTGCGTATAATTTTCCATTAAAAACCACCATATCACCAGTATTACCTGTTGATGGTGAGTTTGTACTTACATCTAATGTGAATGTATCTGTTGGGTTGTCTCCACCTACAAATACTTTTTGACCATACGCTACGAATACTCTCGTACCTGTATTATTCATATCAAAGTATGCAAATGCTGCTGCCCGTGAAAATCCTCCTGCATCTTCTTCACTAAAAACGCTTTGTGATCTCTGTACTCGAACCCTACCCATATTCTTAACTAAGTCTATATTGAATGTACCCCAAAGATTACCTTGAGTATCACCAAGGTTTGGTTGTGAAAATTTCTTATTATCTTTTGCAGGTATAGTAATCATGTTATGGAATAATTATTTCTGTTGGGTCATATACTGGAATAGCAAGTCGTTGCCCCTTCCAAGTATCTATTTTAATTCTGTCTGGGTAATCTAATACTGTTATTGTTCCAGTACCTGTTAATGTTCCTGTTAATGTTTCTGGATCTCCTGTTACTGTAATTGAGTATGGTACTGACACAGATATTGGTACTTCTCTTAATAATCCATTAGTTAAATGAGTACCAGATAAATCAGTTTTGAATACTCGTTCTACCTGAATGTCATCGAGACTTCCTTTAAGGTCTGGTACTTGTGATGTTTTAATAAGGTCAATCTGATTCTGTAAATCAAGTATTTGCATTTTTAGTTGTTGTATTTCTTCGTACATAATTTAAGAGAATTAAAGTTCTCTATAGTAAACACCATTTAGATGTGTACTAAGAGAATATTAAATTGAAACTACTTGATAATTTACCGTTACTTTTAGTGTTCCTGTTCCTGTTGTGAAAGCAGATCCATTATTCTTTAGTTGAACTGATTTATTAAGACCAGAAGTAATGTTTAATGTTGTGTTGTTTTTTACACAAAGACTTGTTACATCTGTTGCACTTTGTACTGACGTAAATGCAGATACTAATGCTGTTGAACTACTTTCGTAGTTTACATTTATGTCTGTACCCCCTGCATATTGAGTTCCTGCATCGAGGCTCATAATTACACTATCTACAACAACAATAGAGTTTGCTCCTTGTGCTGGTACAAGTTGTTTTGGTGTAGTGTGTAGGTTTAGTAAATCAGAGGATGATATATTAACTATTTTTGTTTGTATACCACTTGTTATATCTTCTGTATTTGGAAGATATAGTTTTGACCACACATCTCCCACACTTTCATATCCATAAAGAGTATTGCCCCAATTCATTATTGAACTCATTTGGAATGATTCATTTTGTGTTGATGTCTGTGTTCCTGTACTGTCACAAACATAGATAGTCTGTGTTTCTCCATCTTTTGTAGAGTAGTAATTACCTGCAGTATCTACTGAGAATGCTCCGCCAAAACTTGCTGTTGTAGTAGTACAAGTAGTTGTTGATACATATGTAAGCGTTGTACCTGAAATACTAAACTTGGCTATATCTTCTGAGTTAGCACTAGCACCACCATCAAAGTTTAAGTACAAGTGTGTACCATTTGAAGACATTTTTATATTACTAGCATAATTAAGTGTTGCTCCCGATACTGTCATTAGTGTACCACCAAGAGATAAATCACTTGCATCATATCTGTATACTCTTGCATCTGTTGTAGCTGTATCTTTTACAAGTAATACATATAAGTATGAGCCAATAAGTGCGTAACCTCTTACGAATGTTGCACTAGCCCAATCTGCCTGTATATCTCTTTTTTGTGAATTATTTGTTGGATCTGCAAGGTAAATATCACTACTTGTTGCCGAAAAGACTACTTCCCTATCCTGGTACCCATTGATTGAGTTACCTGATGAACCACCAAGTTTTGGGTAAAATGACATTGGTTTACCACTACTCGTACCACCTGAACCACCCCCAACAATTGTAACAAAGTTATTAACAGCTGATTGAAAAGTAGTATTAGTAGTAAGTTCATTTACAAAATTTGTGTCGTTTGCTAGTTCTGTTGTGAAATAGTTATTATCTACAAGTTCATCAACAAAGTTTGTGCTGTTAGCTATAACAACTTCAAGATTGTTCTGTGTGATTGCTTTTGCTCGTCCAGAGTCAGAAACATCACCTACAATATGTAAGTCTCCTGTTGCTAGTGTAGTTAGTACATCTAATCCTGTTGATTTTTCGTCTGTTGTGTATGCCATAGTTAGTTAGTTTCTTGCTCGTTTTCCCAGCAAGTACCGTATTGGTCAATAATAAGTTTGTGAGTATCGTCAATTAAGAAGAAGTGAGTATCGTCTATAAGTAAATATACTTTAGTACACTTTCCTACACTTGGTTGATTTGTCCATGTAGCCATATTAGTCAGTGCGAGTCGATAATGCTCGTATAGTTAATCTTTCATCACGATTTCTCCGACCGAAGAAATTTTTAATCTCTTCTTCTTTTTCTTTAATTTTTGCACTAAGCACTGTTATTTTATCTGTAAGATTATTTGCAATTGAGAAGTCTAAGCACGCTTTCAGTGGTATAAGTCTATGGAAGATACTAGCAAATCCTGGCTCTTTTGTAGTATCAGTAGTTGAGAAATAGCTAGGTTCTCGTTGGAAGTATACTCGTAATGATGCTGCTTGTGTGTAATCTGGTGCAGGGTACAAGAATAACGAGTTAGCAAGTTTATCGTAATATAATGGTATACCTGATTCATCCATAAATTCGTCTCGTGCATTTGGAATATCTGCCAAGTCGATAGGTCGTAGTACTGTCCAATTATCTGTACTGTCTTTTAGTTCTACTCGTGTAATTCGTAAGTGGGAAGTAGACATTACATAATCATGTTGATTGGCTACCGTTCCTGTTGTAGCAATAGGGTAATCTGTGTAGTTAGTGTCATCATATTGCCAACGATCATCAGAACCCATAGCTATGATACCTACATCATTTAATGCTTGATTAGATAGTGAAGTAAATGTCTTCAATAGATTAGCGTTGTTAGAAATTTGACCGTAGTTAGACGCAAAAAGCCAGAACTCGCAGTCCTGAATAATCCCATCATTTGTTGTTGTATTTGAAAATTCCATAGTAAATGAAAAAAGGAGAAAGCTGTTAAGCAATCCCCGTCTTTCGGTTGATTATGTTACAATTATATCATTATTCAGACTTACTTGCAACTTTTTGTTCAAGTCTTTTTGTAATGAAATTTTCTTTAAATTGTTCTACTGCGTCATAGATATTAGCATATAGTTGATTTTCTACAACTTCAAGTGATGCAAATTCTTCTGTGTCTGCTAGTTGTGGTTCAATTTCATTTCGCAAGAATGGTGCTAGTTTTTCTTTTAACACTTCTGCTTTTTGGTTGATATTGTCCAAGTTAGCTCGCAATTCAATTTCTTCTGTTTCTACTTCTTTAATGTAATCAATATAAGGTTGTTTTAATTCTTTTTTCTTGTCCTCAATTTCATTCCATCGTTCAATAAATGGATTTGCTTCTTTTTGTGCTTCGATAATCTGGTCATAAACTTCTCGCACTTTTTCATCTGTTAATAGGATAGTTCGGTTCATATATTTTCTAGTATTGCACGCAATTTAGGTGCATTATTTTTAATGTTATAATTTTCTAGTACATAGTCATGTGCAAATTCTGACATTTTTACACGTTTATGCTCGTCTTGTAATAACTCCACAATCTTATCATACCATGTACTATTATCTATGACAATCTCCATATGTTTACTATCTTCTGAATTGACTTGATATGGTGACATTCCGTCTTCAAATCCTTGTGCAATTACTGGTATTCGTAACAGTGACGCTTCAAGGAACTTTAGATTACTTTTACAGCGATTAAAATAGTTATCCTTTCGTGGTATTACCATTAAATCAAGTGTAAGTTTATTGATAGTGTAGTAATAGTCAGTAATTGGTACAAATGGTTGCCATTCTATGTTTGGTAAGCTATTCCAAAAATCTAAATCTTCTTTCATAGCACCATAAGCACTGCCGTCATAGTTCTTTACTCCAAATACTACAATAGTTATATCATCACGTTCTGCAAGTCTTTTAATCTGGTCTTTAATGTGAATATAATCATCATTAGAAGTTACACTACCAACAAAACCAATACGATATTTACCTGTGGTGTTCTTTTTTGGTTTGTATTCATCAAGTGGGTCAATACAGTTTTTGTTTACGATTACATTATCATGTACCAGTCTATATTCGTCTGCTAAATAATCAGTTGCAGCGATAACTAAATCAGATACTCCAATCACCTTGTAGAGGTTATCGTTCATGTAGTGAGCAATTTCCTTTTGTTTGTCACTGTTTAGCATTGATAGTGGTATTCCTTTCTCTGGTAGATATGTATCATCATTGTCAAATACTATCTTTTTACCTGCTTGTTTAAGTAATACAGCTAGTTCTGACTTAACATGGTCATTTGGTCGCTGAAATACGATAATATCAGAATCAATTGCCTTTTTGTAAAGTTCATCTGTATCAAACTGCTTGCGTGAGAAGTTATTTACTACTGTCATATTACCGTATACACCTGGTAGATAGCCACGATAGTAATAACATCCGTCATATGCTGATGGTAGGAATAGTATCTTCTTCATACTACTTCTTCAATGCTTCAAGAATAGCGTTTAACTTGTCATCCATAGCGTTTACTTTCTTGTCAAGTTCGTCTACCTTTGCATTATTAGTGTTAGTTCCTTCACGAGTTTCAGGATAATCGTCTCTAATCTTTGCCTTACCTACTGCTGCGGCTGCTTCAAGTTTATCTTTTTCTTTTTGTAAATGTGCTTCCCATGCTTCCATGTTTACTATTTGTCTTTTCTGCACAATCCAACCTCCTTTAGTTTCATCGAACCAGTCAATGATACCTCCCTGCATATCTTTTACTATTTTGTTTTTCGATAGTCTCCCTACTACTGTACTCATAGTTATATTTAATTAGATTTGTAATGTTACAGTCTCAATGCCTCGCCCCCATCATTGAGACGAAAAGGGGCGAGATTACAACACTATACAACTGTTGCAGATGATTTAAGAACCACTGCTGCTGTATCTCGGTTTTCTACTACACCGTAGCACAAGTCTACAGTAACTAGATCACCTAAGTATTCGTGAACATATGATTGCTGCACGCGTACTCCTTCTGAACCTACCATACCAATACCTGCTTTAGCTGGCATTGATAATCGAGCCCAGTGGATAGCATCTTTGTGAGCAAGCACATTCAATCGTCCGTCAGAACCTGATTCATTAGGTACTGCTGGAGTTACGATAACTGGAATACCATATAGCATAGCTGATGGTCGTTTGTTTCGAGGTTCTTCACTGTTGGTGTTTTGCCATAGAGTGAATTTGTCGATGATTCCAATTTGTCGGTAGAATGTATTAGGGTGTAGAATAAATGCTACATCTCCTGAATAAATACCTGGAACTCCTGCTGTTTCTAATGTTGCAATAGCTGCCAAAAGGTTACTGTCTGCAAGGTTTGTAGATGAAGCACCTACTGATTGTGAGAAACCTGAGAACAATGCTGCGATAGCAGTATCCAAATCCTGTGCAACTTCGTAAGCTGCTCCTTCTGCAATTTTGTTTTGCAAGTAGTAAGAAGTTTTAAGCTGTGCTTTTTCTCGGTCTTCGATAACGAATGATGCTTCTTTCCAAGTAGACACTGTCAAAGTTTGAGTAGTGTAAGTTGGAGAAGAAAGTGTTACTTGAGCGTTGTTAGTCTTTGTGTTAGTTGAAAGAGCTGACAAGTTAGGTGTGTAAATTACACTACCACCTCCTGCTAATTCATCTGAACGGTCGATAAAGAATGAAGCAAGTGAAAGATTGTAACGGAAGTAATCGTTGATTTTTTGTCCGTAAATCTCTGGAATTGCTACATCTAAATCTGCATATGTAAATTGATCTGTTCCTAGAGCCATATATTATGTTAGCGGCCCATCTTTTGTTTCCACAGCTCTTTGAACTCTGCTTCTGACAATCCAGGAGTATTAAATCCTTTCTGTGTTTTAGCTGATGAACCTTTTGAAGTTCCCATTGATGCTCGTTTAGATTTCTCTTCTGCTTCTTGTTTCTCTTTCCAGAGTTTGAAAACAGTATCTTTCTGTGCGTCAATTAATGACACTCCAGAAATAACGGAAACCTTTTTGAGCATATCAATTTCATCTTCTTCAAGTCCTTGAGCTTTCAAGACTGTTTCTTCGATGGATACGCTGTTATTATTGTTATTATTAATTACCTTTTTAACTTCAGGTTTGGTTTCCTGTTTTGACTTAGCGTGGTCATAAGCAATAGCTTTTCGCTTTAGTTTATTCAACTCCGCTTTTGATAAAGTTACCGAATCATCTTCTTCAGATTCATCTACAATATCTTCAGATGTTTCTAACTCTTCTTCCTCTAATACGACATCTTCGTTTAGATATTCATTAGTATTTTCCATAATGATAAGGATTAAACGTTTTTAATGAGACGATACTCGTAATAATAACTTTTTTGGAAATGGGAAAGATAACCCAAATTATTAAATTGTATGGTCAATATTATCTGATTCTTTCTTGATACCATACTCTGATTCAAGTTTCTGTAATGCTTTTACCAAAACCTGTTTAGCACTAGCAATATGTTTAACATCATTACCTGCATATGCTTGTGTAATGATTTCTTTTTCTAGAATATCAATTACTGCTGACTGTACATCTGTTAGCATATGTTTATCATTTACGAATCTTTTTACAGTTTCCATATTATTGAACAGGTTGTGCTGTTTTTTGAGCTGGTAATTCTTGTGGAGGTAATGCTTCCTGTGCAGGAGCTGTCATATTAGAACCCATACCTAGTGAAATAGGAGAGATTCCAGAACCTGATACCTCTAATATTTTTGCAAATATCTTTGATAGTGTAGGGTCTGTTAATACTTGTGGAGCTTGTGCTGCAGTAGTTAGAATATTGTTTAATGATTCTAGGATTACTGCTTTATTTTTCTGTTCACCAGTAGTAATGATAGTTACTTTAGGTTTCCAGTTACCATAGAATTTCTTTGGAATATCAAGGAAACGAATGTTTTTACTTTTCTTTAGAATCTCTTTTTCTGCTGATACTATTTGAGCATAATCTTCTGCGTATACTGGTTTACCTGATAAAATCATCTTCATAGCTTCTTCGTTTGCACGATAGTTAGCAAATGATTCATCAATAGCTGCCAATTCTTCTGCTGTGAACTCTGCTGATAAAATATGAGCTTTGTTGAACTTGCTCATTAAGAATGGAATAATCCACTCAGTAAAGATTTCTACTTGAAAGATTCCCATTTCTTCTCTACGATAATCAAACATTGAAGTCGCTTCTTGGTTTAAAATAGCTACTGTACGGAATGCTGTACCTGATGGCATAGTTTCACCTGTTGCTGCGTTGAATGTTGATGTAGTCTTTTCTAGTTGTGAATCCCACGCTTGTACCAATGCACGATATTCAGGAAGTGCATTAGTAATAGTGTTTACTAATGACAAGTCTGAACCTTGTGTAATGTGAATGATTTGACCATTGTCTACTTCTGTAAGTACGTTGTTTTGAATACTTGGGTCAGTTGTTTTAAAGATAACCTTAGAACCTAACTCCATAGCTTCTTTTTCTTTTACTACTGCATCATTTACCCATCGTTGTGCTTCAAATCCGTCTTCTACAATTCCACGACCTAATCTTCCATTTACATTTTCCCATGATAGAGATTTGTAAGGCATAATATCAAGGAACTCATGATACAGAATGTTGGTAGACTTGTTAGACTTACCTTTCATGTATAGGAAGAATTTTTGAATCTTGAATGTATATTCATCTCCACCATCTGGTGACATAAATTCTGGCATATATCCAGTTACTTCAAGTACTTCAAGTCTTCCGTCTGATGTCTTTCGTGCTTCATCAATAGCTTGTTCCACTCCTTCCCATATACCAATCTTTTCAGATAGTTCTATGTCATTCATGTAGTGCTTTTCAATTACTAAATCATCTGGGTCGTTTGGGTCTACTATTACATTACGCCAATCTACGACATCAATCTTTAGTTTTTCTTCTCCGTCCTCATCTTCAATACATCGTTTGATAAGTACTTCTCCATATTTAGCACGAGTAGCACCCATTTCGTTTAATGTTTTTGCATAGTTACTTTCTTTCATCCAGTTGTATACTTCCTTTTGTAATAGGAATGACATAGGCATAAATTGTGGTTCATCTGCTACGATTTGAATATCTTTTGTATCAATATCAGTTGCTCGTGTTGCTACATTTACTCGAAAGTTTACGATATTATAAAAAGGTTTTTCTTTACCTCTGTGGTCTTTAGAACCAGATAGATACTTACTTTCAGTATAATAAATAACCTTCTTTAAGGTCTCTTTTGGATTATAGGTTAGTCCTTCAATAATTTGAATATTTCCGTTCTCCCATAATTCCATTTTCTGTTTTAGGTATTTTGTAATATCCATATAAAAAAGGGAAATAGCCGTTAAGCTATCCCCCCGTCTTTCGGTGAAGAATTATTTGTTTGATAAAACTATCTTTTGTGATTTGTGAACTAGATAAGTGTCGTACTTGCCGTTTTGGTCTGTACTTATCTCTATTTTACCATAAGGAGGTAAACTTCGCAACAATTTTATTATTTCCATTTCATTGTGAGTGAGTTCCATAATTATATTGAGTGATCGGTTAATAATCTATTTCTTATATGTCCTATCTCTGCACGTCTAAGTGCTTCTTGTTTTGAATTATCCATTACATCAGTGATAGCCCAATAACGAATCATATCTGCACAGTGAGACGACCAGTCGTGTTTTTGATTATTTCTATACACCTTATTCTTTTCGTCAAAATCTTTTTGATAATGTTTTAGTGCTTTGATAGCTTTTGCACATTTTTCTTTATCTATATACAATGTTGATAATCTTCTACGCACTGCATCTATACCATCTTCAATGCTCAATGATGGAACTGCTGATTTAATACCACCATCTTTAGTAGGTATCATCTCGAATTTTAATCCAAGTGATAATGCTGACTCGTATCGTGATTTACCTGTTCCCATTTCTTTTACTGCAATATCATGTGGTGCAAAGTGTTTACCATATGTATAACCTTTTCTATTAAGTTCATTTATATAATAACCAAGACCTTCACCACTTCCTTCGAGATAATCTATCATTCGTATTTCGAGTTTGTATATTTGAAAGAATCCAACAGTCATAGAATCATTAACACCTAAGTCCCACCAAGTATGTACAGGTAGATTAGCATCGTATGGAACATTAGTAATTCTTCCTTGCTGTTCCATTAGTTCTAATAATTTTCCATAATATGCACCAGTCATTGATGCTGAGAAACTATTCATGTACTCTTGTCTAAATACCGAATCATCACCATTCTTTGCAATAATTTCTTTTCGTTCCTGATCTAGTACTTCTTGTTTAATTGCTTTAGTATCTTCTACTGTTAAATTTGATACAAACCAATGTTCAGGATCTGACATAGCATAATCAAGTAAATCTTTTGCGTGATTATTTCCACGTGGTGTAAAATTAAATACTGCCCAACCATCGTTCTCAGCTAGAATAGGTCGAATATAATCCCAAGCTGTCGGGTCTTGTAATGAATACTCTGAGAATACTACACCTCTTGGGTTTGTACCTACGATTGAGTCTATATTATCTGAACCAATTACTTGAAATGTAGAGCCATTCTTAAACTCTATGAACATTTCATTACCAACAGTTCGTAACCTTGTTTCTTTTGGTAGATGATCAAGAAATCTAGTTCCGTCTTTATCTGCACCATTCCATAAAATCTTTTTACCTTGATTATATGTTGGGAATATATAGTAATAAGCCCCAACATTTGTATAAACTTCTCTTGCTACTAAATTAATATCTGTCTTTTCTTTTCCGGCACGTCTGTGCCATATTTGAATGATACGCTTAAAACCATTATCAAATGCTTCAAATATTGGTATCTGATAGTCTCTAGGTGTGAATTTGTGAGGAATTTGAATTGTCGCCATATTTTACTATTTGTATTGTTAGCTGTTCTCCATCTGCACCTGTCTGTTCTGTACGTTTAGAGTAAAATCTTTTATTAAGTGATTCTAATGTAAACTTGGTCATATCACCTTTTAATCTATCATCTTCTGCATCTAGTAACATTTCTAAATTACTTTCTGCTTTCTGTAATAGTCTTTCGTGCTTATAAGATAATAGTTTGTCGGAGAAACCTTTATAATTCTCATAATCCCAATCTCTCATAGTAGCATAAGGAATTTCTAATGATTCTGATATTTGACGTAGATTCATACCATCTAAAACAAGGTCTCTAATTTTCCGATAGAGGTGATCATCTAATAGTGTTGGTCTTCCTGGGTTCATATATCTATTATAACATAAAAACCTGCTGTTAAGCAAGTTAATTAGTGTTATTTCTTTTTCTTTACTCCTTTAATCTTTCCACTGTTTTCCATAGCGTAGAATACTTGTTTACCTTTTTTAATTCCGTATTCTTTTTCTACGGCTTTCATGATTTTTTTACCCTTTTTGTTTAACGGCATATAGTTTGTTAAGCATATACTGCTTGATTTGATTATGGTTTTTAATAGCGTTTGTTACCATTGATACTCCATGTTTTCTATAAAAGAACAAGTACTCTGGTATTGTTATAACTTTATATCCTTTTTGTGTTGCTCTTAACCAGAAATCCCAGTCTTCATAACCTATTCGCATATTTTCGTCATAACCTCCTATAGTTTCCCATATTTCTTTACGAAACAATGAGCAACAGTTAATCTGATTATTTTGTAAAAAATCTTGGTGCTTTGGATTAGTTTTGAACAAATACTTTCGGTCAGTGTCTCCAAATTCTTGTTGTCCTGTACCAATTATATCATATTCATCCTTATATTTCAAGCACTTTTCTATAAAATCAGGTGCTATCTTATCATCTGCATCTAGTGTTAATATCCATTCTCCAGTTGCTTCCTTAATACCTGTATTACGAGCTGATGATAGTCCACCGTTTTCTTTTTCTATGAGTTTCACGTCAAACATTTTAGCAACTTCACTTGTATTATCAGGGCTACCGTCATTAACAACAATAACCTCGCAAGGTATTGTTTGATTAAGTGCTGATTCTATTGCTTCTGGTAACCATTCTGGCTGTTTATATGCAGGAATTACAATTGATACTATTTTTTGCATACCCATACAGTACAGAAATCTACATTAGTATCCCATGTTTTTACTTCTGAGAAATATTGTTCAAAGATTTCAGTTAATTCTGGTAATGTATATTCGTACAAATGGTATGGATTAGTAGTTGGTACTTGTTTGTTTGGTGTGCTTCCTACGAATACTCCGTCTTCTTTTAGTACATTTTTAATATCTTCGAGTAATGGTTCTAGTTGTTCTCGTTCGATATGTTCAATAAACTCTGTACTAACTACTGTATCAAATAACTGGTCAGGTAGTTCTTGTGGACATACCCAGTCAGTACGGATTACTTTATTCAGTTTTGGTAGTTCTTCTGTATATTTATCTAAACAAGTTACAGTGTTTACTTCTTCTTTTTTAGAATACTCTTTTACAAACATTCCTGCTCCTGCTCCAATGTCAAGTACATTACCTGTAATATATGGCATCAGTGCGTTGTAATATGCCCAGTCATATCTTTTCTGGTTAGGGTTTAGTTCGTGAGTATATTCTGTTGATCGTTCGTGTGCGTTAGGATTCATAATTACTTTATTAACTGTTAATGTTTTGATGTGCCTGTGGGGAAAGGTTGTAGGCGTAGCATGGACGCCTCGTTATTCAACAGGGGTCGAACCTGTGTCTTCCTAATCCCATATAGGATATAATTGCCCTTATACTATGATTAACTCAGAGTAAATGCCGTTAGAACTCTCCATTCACCCATAGACACACCTAGGATTCATAATTACTTTATTAATTGATGTACTGTGTTCAGGTGGTAATGATTTATAATTAAGCTCCTGTAACTCCTGATTCTTCTGGTTGTGTTGAGCCAGCGTCATTCAGTACGAGTCCTTTAATCGCCCACATTGAACTTGTTTCTAGTTCTGTAATCGCAACTGCACGCTCTCGTGAAGCTGGTAGTGTTAAAATATGTTTATGTAAAACTGTATATGCGTCTCGCACTTCTTGAATCTTTGGTAACATTTCCTCCGATGGCTTGAAATAACCAAATGGGTTTACTGATGTTGCTTGTCCTGGATTATACATATAATTTTATTTAAGTTAATTTACACACCTGATTACAATACACCAATATATACACCGCACCAGAATAGGACAGGCAACAATTAGCTACATTGTTACTGAATTTGGCGTGTTATTGGGCTCGAACCAATATCTCCAATCTAACAGTGTCCTACCTTTAGACGAAACTTCCGCCACTGCCCTGTTCTGATGCTGTGTTTTTGTTATTTTTTGAAATTATTATTCCAATGTCTTTCAATAAACATTTTTTGATGTGATTCTTCAATCCATACATCGTGTACTGGTGTTGATTTTTCTTTTTTTATAGCATCCATTGCTGAATTTGCTACAACAAATTTTCTTACTATATATAAGTTTTCTTTTGATTCTTTCATAAAGTTATGCAATATGTTTTCCTTCAACACCTCGTTCTTTTCGTTCTCGTGTTCGCTCATTGAGCCACAAGAGAGCTTCTTGCATTTTAGTAATTGCAATACTGTTTTCTCGACAAGCAAATCGACTGTTTAGGTCAGTTAATCGTGCAATAGATACACGTAACATTTCTTCGATAGTTGTTCCATTGAGATGGAACATCTGGGTTAAAATCTTTTAATTCATAAGTGTTTGTTTTAATTTCCATATAATTGTTATTTGAATAATGCTAATAAAAATACTGCCGCTACTAATGCACCTAATACTATGTTTATTTCAGTTTCCATACTAATTTTCGTTATTATCTATTTTTTCTTGATAATACTTTTCAGACCACCATTTGAAAAACTCAAATTTTTCTTGTTCATTTGTGAAATGGTTTACTGCAAAGGTATAAATTTCATCTATCGGTTTTTTAATGTTGTTTATTATCTCATCAGTCAATTCTACTGCCCGATCTGATTGAAATACACCTGTTGGTGTTTCTGACCAAAGCATACTTGCTTCGCCAATTATTTGTGCAATTCTTTTTTTAATTGATTTCATATACTTTTATTTTTATAAGCCCCTCGGCTTTAATAAGTTCTTTTAATCGTTCAAGTCCTTTTTTACCAGTAGCCCATTCAAATACCTGTTCACGCCTGGGACAATATGCTGTTACTTTGTAGGACATATGGCTATGGTGTTACACCTTTCTCACAATCTCTAAACCCATCACTGTAGCCGTCATCTAAACCATCTTGATAAGCCTGTTCCCTTGTTTCTCTGATGAAGTCAAAAATTTTACTTGCTTCTTCTCTTACAACTTTTCCTCCTCTATGGTTTCCTTGTTCAACAAATAATTTATCAAATTCATATTCCCATTGTT